ACGCGCTGCGCTTACCTGCTAGAATAGGCCAAGAGAATTTTGAAACCGTGCAAAAAATGGCAGCCGAAAGCAAACAAAGCGCGTTCAAATGGGATAGGCAAGAACTAAAAGCACTTTATATTTACTATCGGGATAAAATAAAAACGCTTTAAGTTTGCGTAATAACAATATTAGTGTATATTTGCACCATACAATAACAAACAAAAAAAAACACAATGACAACTTTAAACCTACACCAAAACACAACGCACAAACTAGCAGCTAAGCAATTAAGATACGCAGGATATAAAGCAATCTGTGTTGTTAATAAAGAAATGGCTCATCAACCATACGAAGTTAAGGTTAACGCTTCTAACAAAGAATGTAAAGAGTTACAAATCATGTTATCTAAAATGCTAAAGAATGATATTTTAAATGTAATATCTACTTTATAAACTCATATTTCAACTTACAATAACAAACAAAACAAAACACAATGAGCAATCTACCAGCAGGTGCAGAACACGACCCACGCGCACCGTGGAACTACAATTACGTAACACCAGACCCAGCAAATTGCCTTTGCTGCCAGCAAGATTTTCAAGATGACGACTGGGAGTATTTAGAACTATGCGGTTTTGAATGCGCGGATAGTTACATAGCGAAAAAGTTTAACGAGTTAAACCTCACAAGCCCAGCAGATTTAAAGATAGCAAATGAGTTACTTGTAACGGCTACCGAAATACAAGCAGATTGTTTGCAAGAAATTACCAATAAATTAACAACTAAATAAATAACAATGAAACAAGAAAAAATAAAGTATAGCGAAATAATGAATTTAGGATTTACCGAAGAAATTGTAAAAGACGGTGTTTATTTTAAGAGTTACGGTTTTGATTATTCAATTATAGAAAAACAGTTAACACCACATATTGCAATTAACTGGGCTAAGGAAACACAGCTTTGCGAAATGTATCGCGTAGGTAAAAAATCAGAGGGCGACATAGTAGCGCGCATGAACATAAACACACTAGAAGAACTACAAGAAGTAATTAATTTTTTCACAACTAAATAAATAACAAATGGAATTAACAGGAACAGTAAAAGTAATAAACGCAGCGCAAGCGGTAAGCGAGAAATTTAAAAAGCGCGAGTTAGTAATCACAACCCAGGAACAATACCCGCAAGATATTTTAGTGGAGTTTCACCAAGACAAAACAGACCTTTTAAACTCTGTTAAGGTAGGCGAAGCTGTAACGGTAGGTATAAACATTCGAGGTCGTTTATGGGTATCACCACAGGGCGAAAACAAGTATTTTAACACCATCACAGGCTGGAGAATTGACAAAGCAAAAGCAGGGTTAAACGCAACAGCACCATTTCAGCCAGCAACGTCTGAACTAGAAGCGCAGGCGGATGACCTGCCTTTTTAATATGACTACTTTAAACGACATAAAGGACTTAACAACAAGACAGCTAGTAACAGAGCAGGTTAAGTCCTTACGCGAAAGTAGAATCGCTGCGGATATATCGGTAGAAAACATCGCAATCGAATTAAATTGTAATCTTACAAAAATAAGACGATTTGAAAGAGGTGAATGTTACGACCTAACTTTATATTTTAACTACATAGATTTTATCAAATGGACTACTCAAAAATAAGTAACATAGATATTGACGGAATAGATACAAATGACTATCCAGATTTTTGCGATGCGTTTATTTGTAGTGCCGAGTATGAGGGAGTAGCAATGACAGACGAACAACTGGACGAACTTAATGAGGATAGTGATTTTCTTTATGACTGCGTTAACAAACATTTATTTTAATTTGGTATATTTTAAAAAATGGCTATAATTACAAATAATAGTGTATATTTACACCTAACAATCTAAACACAAAGCAATGAAAACAAAAGTAAAAGACAAGTTAAAAGAGTTATTGCAACACGATTTTAACGCAATAGACTGGCATAGCGAGTATATCTACCAAGAAGCCCCGATACTAATCACCACCGCGTTAGAACTGGGCTTTAAACGCCTTGCAAAAGAATTTATACAGGACGCAAAGCACGAAGGCTACGAATACAAAGGATTACTTTAAAATAAAAAACCGCTGAACAAGGAGTACAGCGGTTAAATAACAATCAAAACAACGCAAATATAATGAAAAACATTTATAAATCACTAGCTTTATTTCAGCAAGAAGTAAAAACAATTCACCAAGACACGAAAGGCTACGGCTACACGTACACAAACCTTAGCACAATACTAGAAACTATTAATCCTTTATTGGCTAAGAACGGATTAGGCTTTACTCAACTAGTAAACGGAATAACTATTGAAACTATTTTGTTTCACGTAGATAGTGGGGAAACAATCAAAAGCATAACAGACATACCACAGGGCGTTACCTTAAAGGGTATGAATGACTTTCAAGTACTGGGAAGCGCGATTACTTACATAAGACGGTACAGCCTTTCTAGCATGCTAGGCTTAGTAACGGACAAAGACGCAGACGCAGCAGGTGAACCACTAGCCCCAAAAATAGACGTACCACGTTTAAACAATAGGCTAAACGCTTGCAGTACTATGAGTGAACTACAAACTACTTATAAGGCGTTCACACCAGCAGAACAAGCCGCAACCGCTGCAACAAAAGACGCTATGAAATTAAAACTATCATAATGCAAGGCGATAAAGAACTTTTTTTAAGGATGCGTGAGGACGATTTTAACACCCTCACGCAGGGGCAACGTGAGATATTCACCTATGTAGAAGTAAGGGAAGCCAACGAATACGAGAATAACAAAAACGACCCTAACTATTTAAGTTTGCATAAGGCAAAACGCAAAGCAACAAAAGAGGTACAAGAATACTTGTTTAACAAACGTCATAAATGATATTTGACACTTCAAAAGACTTTGACAGGCAAACAGCAGCGGCAAGGTTTGAAAAGTTAATGACCGCAAAGGCAAAGTTTGAACTAACGGAAAAAAAGCCTATACGGTCAATCCCTCAAAACAGTTACCTACATTTGATTATAAGCTGGTTTGCGCTGGAGTACGGTGACACATTGCACTACGTAAAGCAAAACATATTTAAAGCAATAGTAAACGCTGACCTATTTATATACGAGCGAGTAAACACAAAGACAGGCAGCATACGAAAAGACGTAAGGTCTACGGCATTATTAGATAGCACGCAGATGACACTAGCGATTGACAGGTTCAGAGCATACAGCGTTAAGAATGGTATATACTTACCAGAAGCTGGTGAGATTGACAACCTCAACCACATACATACAGAAATTGAAAAGCAAAAAAGATATTTGTAGATAAGAGCATTGTGTATGCCACGTTGATCTGATAGAATTAAATTAATAATACAAAAACTTATAAATTATGAATACAGATAGTAAAGAAAACGAAAAGCAATGTGATATACACGTCATTAGCGGTAGTATTAACGTTGGCAAAGGAAGAGCTGACCCTTATAGGGATATTTACAGTAAATCGCCGTGGTTTAATAGTGCTGAATACTTTGACATACAAGTAGATGATGAATGTATAGTTATAAAAAAGTGCTATCTTGAAATACCAAAAAAAGCACAAAAATTCACTACTTCAAGACATTTTCAATTTAAAAGCGAATTACCTTTAGGCACTTTTTGTTTTGATGAAGAAGAAAGTAACGAGGACGAGTTATTAATATATTACCGCTAACATCTAATATTTGAAACTCCAACAATTTAAAGACATATTTGTATGTTTAAAAAATAAAAAGAATACACAATAAAAATGGAACTACAAGAAGCAAAAAATAAACTAGCAGCGCAAGGTATAAACGTAGGATGGAAAAAACACGACTATAAAATAAGGGTTTTGGCTACCTACCCAGACCGCGAAGTAATGGGCAGAGTAGATCATAGAACGGAAACAATAATGGAAGCAATTAACAAAACTATTCTGCACCTAGCAAACGAAAAAAACGAATAGCAAATAGCAACCAAAATTTATTTGTATATTTGCGTTTAACAATTAAAATTAAAACAATGAAAAAAACACTATTTATTTGTGCTATTGTATTAGCAAGCTGCACGCCAGAAGATAAGCCTACTATTTGCGACTGTAATGCGATTACAACGGTAAACAATTTACCTAATGGAGAAACGTACCCATATAGCGAGGATTGTGCTGATAACGGCAAATTGTTATTTGAGTTTTTTGAGCCTGGATATGTAAGTAGAAGAATTGTAAGATGTGATTAACTAACATAAAGTAACATGGCATTTAAAGAAGGAGAAAATAGACCAGAAAAGGCAGGAAGAAAACCAGGCGTTCCAAATAAGAACACTCACGCAATACGTGATTCGTTTCAATTGCTTGTTGAAAACAATATTGAAAAGCTACAAGCAGATTTTAACGCTTTAAAGGAAGTTGAAAGAATTAGATACACGATTGAACTTGCTAAATTTTGCCTACCAACTTTAAAGGCAATTGAAATGCAAGGTGAAATAAAAACCACAGTAAGACAGCCAATTGTATTTATAAAGAAATGATAACCTTTTCAGAAAAATATTATCCATTATTTGATTTATTAAACTGTATCTATCCAGAAGTAGATACCGTTCTTATTTCGGGGGGCAGAGATAGCGGAAAAACTTTTGCGGTTACTTGTTTTGTACCTTTGGCAGCAGCTGATTACAACCACCGTATTTTATTTACTAGACAAACAATGTCAAGTACAGACCGCTCTATCACTTTAGCACTAGATAACCGCATGGAGTTGCTAGGGGTTGAGGATGAATTTACTTTTGCAAATAACGACTATAAAACCAAACACAACAAAGGGTTAATTTCAATCACAGGACAAAAGACAAGTGTAGGAACGCAAACGGCAAAATTAAAGTCCCTCGAAGATTATTCTATGTTTATAACAGAAGAAGGCGAAGAGTTGACAAATTATGATGAATGGAAAAAAGTAAAGCGCTCAGTTCGTGCAACCGACTTGCAAGGGATTTCAATAATTGTATTTAATCCACCGACTAAAGCGCATTGGATGTACGAACAATGGTACAAATCTATTCCAGAGGGTTTTAACGGGGTCATTGGTAAAATAATGTACATTCACACAAACTACTTAGATAATGGTAAAGAAAATATGTCCCCTGCAAATTGGGAAGATTACGAAAGTCTACGACTACTTTATGAATTATATTTATCCACCGCAAAAGACAAACGAGCCGATTTAAGCAAGAAAATAATTAAAGGCTACAAAGAATATAAGAACATTGTTTTGGGCGCTTTTAGAGATACGGCTGAGGGCGTGGTATTCGATTTCGAGATAGGCGAATTTATATCAACGGAATACGAGGATACTTTTGGAATGGATGTTGGCTATAATGATAGCACGGCAGTTGTAAAAGTATCAGTCGACAAAAAACAAAAGAAAATCTACTTGCAAGAAGTTTTTTATAAGTCAAATCAAATACCCGATACAATTGTTGATGCAATTAAACCAATTGTAGGCACCAGCCGTATATGGTGTGACAGTCAAGCTAAAATGTTTATTAAAGATTTGGCAAATAGAGGTTTGAATATTAAGCCGTGCGAAAAGCCAAAAATTAGGGATTCTATTATGTCTATTTTAAATTATGAGTTAATTGTAACAGCGTGTTCAAAAAATCTTATATTTGAACTAAATAACTATAAGTGGTCTGATAATAAAAAAGACGAACCTATTGACCAATATAATCACGCAATAGATGCTTTTAGATATGCCGCTATAATAAATATACAACGTAAAACACCTATGCCACTATGACACAAAAAGAAACCACACGAATGCACTTGCGCAGATTTTTACCTTATTTAAAAAAAGAATATAGGAAGCTAGAAAAAAAAGAGTTAAGAAAAAAAGAAACGTTAAAAGAACTATTCGGCAATGATGAAACAGACATTAAAAAGCTTAAAGTTATTTTTGATTATCAAAGTCTTGTTTAAAATTGACGTTACTTTTAAAAATGCGGGTCGTTTTATAGACCTAGAAACGTTTATTAAAGATGAAGATGATGCCGCATTTATTAAAGCGACTGTAAAGCCCAGACTTTGGTTTTTAAAGATACCAGAGTTTGTGAAGCGTTTTGCGGTCGCTTTGTATATGCAAGAAGCCGAAGAAGTAAAGGCCAATTTCCCGTGGATTTACAACCCTCCACAGTTTGCCAACACAAGCGAAACAACCCAAGGAAGTATAGAACGACAAAACTTTTCTTTGACTTACGGAGGTTATACGGAAATGGTATATCTTTGCTCTACCTTTGAAGGCGTAAGTCCGAAAGTTATTTTTCAATACGAAACAAAGTATTTTCTGTTTTGGAGTGAATACTTATTAAGAAAAAGAACCGTAGAAAATTTAAAATAAAATGAATGAACTATACTTATTGACTGACTTTTTAATCAACAAATTTTCTGAAAACAATTTAGTTAATACGGTTACTTTGGTAGAAACAAAGCATATTGACAACAACAAAGAAAACATATACAGCCTTGTTAATATAGACTATTTAAACAGCGATACCCTAGAAGATGCAATAGTTGCTACTTTTTTAATTACGGTCGTGCAGCAGAGAGATATACGCCCTAAAAAGACAGACAGCAAGTTAAGACTAGATACAAATTTGATTGATAACCTAGGGGAAACGCTTTCAATAATTACGAGGTTTTTAAACCAGATGCGAAGCAATAACTTCGCAAATAATATAGAGTTGTTTTCAAATACGCAAGCCAGTAAGCTAGAGAATTTTAACAAAAACGCTTTAGACGGACACCAGATCACGATAGAGTTAGCAATGTCTAATCTAGGAAGCGGGTGTTAATAACAAAAGAAACAAGGGTAATTGCAGAAAAGGTGGTTAATTTATCCAAAGCGACAGCGAAAAGGGATACAGGATTTTTAAGAAGGTCTATATCTTACACAGTTGAAAAAAATGTGTTTATTTTTGTTGAGGTTTTTTACGGTCAATTTGGGACCAACTCAAAGCTAGAGCAAAATGCAAGACGGCTAATGCCGAGCGGCGTAAAGTGGCGAATGCGTTACACGGATATTACTGGAAAAGTAGTTGAAAATGAAAGGGTGCAAACAGGTAGAAATTCAATTAATAAAATAGTTGACACTATTGGAAGGCAAAGCACAACGGCGGTAACCGCACTAATTAACAAAATTAAAGGTTTTGGCAAGAAGAAGGACACGTAAACAAATAGACGCTGATAAAATCATTAGG